AGGCTGCTGAGAGAAGAGCTTCAGAGAAAGAAGCAGAGGCTTCAGCTCTTAAAGCAGCGATGGAGGCTGCTTTTTCAAAGGGGAATCCTCAGCAACAATCAAACGAATATGGTGGATATACCCAAACCGAGGAATCCGAGGAAGAGAAGATAGCTAGGAAGGTCGAAGAGATCATAGCTAAAAAAGAGGAGCAATATAGACGGGAAGCGGCTCAACAAGAGATGCAAGAATATCCCCATCGAGTTCAGCAAACTTATCCCGATTACAACAAGGTAGTTTCTCAAGAGAACATAGATTACCTCGACTATCACTACCCTGAAATAACGGGCCCTTTATCAAAAATGAGAGAGGGATTTGAAAAGGCATCTTCTGTTTATCAGGTGATAAAGAAGCTGGTCCCAAATCACGGCGATGCAAAGAGGGATGCTGCGAAGGCAGATACCAACATGCAAAAGCCTAGATCACTCTCCTCCCCTACTCTTATGCAAAGTGGTGAAGCATCTCGTAGCTCTCAGCAAGATGTTGAGAAATCAAGGGCTGAAAACTGGGCAAGAATGAAACGACTAATAAAAGGAATATAAGTAAATCACCTAGGCTCATTGTCAAATAAATAATTTATTTGGTACATTGGGCCTAGCTGAACAAATAGACTTCGCAAGTCAAAAACTCCGGCAGAATGTACGACTCGCCTCCGTAAGACTGATTAGGTTTCGTCAACCAAACGAAAACAACTTCAAACTTACACTAGAGGCACAAAATGTCATTCAGCACAGGGATAACAGGCATTCAAAATATGGCCCCAGAACTTCCCGTTCAGGCCAGTGAAGACCTACTTTCTACCCCACAATTTAACTTAATTCACTCCTTCGGCGTCGATTTGCACCACGCTGAATCATATGTGGGTAAAACCACACGGATGTCTCGTTTCGAGCGTCTATCAACAGATGGCGGTCAATTGGACGGAAGCGGAATAGACCCCGCCTCAGAAGTCCCAGTCCGTACTGACATCGACGCGACCATGGAGATATATGCAAAAAGCATCGTAACTAATGAACAAGTAGTTCTATGGGAGAATAGTAAAACATTAACTAAATTTACCGCTTTACTTGGACAATGGTTAAGGGAGAAGGAAGATTTATTAATGAGAGATCTATTTTCAAGTTCAGTTAGTTATATAAATTCTACAGGGGGAGCAAACGGGGATCAGCCTAGTAATTTATCTTTGAACGATGTTAATAATATAGAAAACATACTTCTTGGTAATGATGCAAGGTCTATGCTTACTAATTTAGAAGCTACTCTGAAGTTTGCGACAGGCGGTGTACGTGATGCGTTTATTGCGCTTGCTAACACAAACCTATGTGCAGACCTCCAAAAAGTTCAAGGCGTATTACTCAAGTCTCAATACCCAACACAAGAAGGGATCAGACCGGAAGAATATTGCTCAATTTCAAGATTCAGATTCTTTGTCTCTTCAAAAGCCGCAAGGATTCCTGGCATCTCTCAGAAAGGGAATACCGTTTACACGATCCCGATGTTCGGTCTAGAGGCAGCAGCCAAAATTGAACAAAACAACTACACAGCTGTTATCGGCTATCGTCCTCCTTGGGTTGTATCTGCCGTGGCTCAAAACTCGCAACTTTATTCGAAATTTGCCATCGCCAGAGCTATTACAAACCAGAACTGGATCAGCGGTCTTAACGCAACAACATTCTTACCATCTTAAGGAGAAAATATGTTTTCAATTGTAACACAGGGCACTTTCACTCAGCCCGCGACCGCAGTGAATCAAATTATTCCTCTGCCAAGTGGTGCGGATTATTTTGTATCTACCAACCTAACTCAAATGAACCTTGCACCTAGCCCAGGCGTTTGCGTTAGAGGCGAGTGGTATGGTGGAGGATTAACGAATGACAATGACGGTCTGCGCTGGACTAAAACTCTTAGCACTAACGCCATTAACATTTCGAAGTTCTCAACTGCAACAGCTTCGAATGGCTTTACCTATGTCACCAAGTTTCCTGCTCCACAGGCTCCTTTGACAGGTACAACCATAACGAATGCTAACCCAGCCGTGGCCACTGTAACTAATACCTACAGCAATGGCGACCAAGTTGTTATTTACAACTCTGTCGGCATGGAGCAAATCTCCGGCATGACGTTCACTATCTCTTCTGTGTCTGGCTCAGGCTTTACACTTTTGGGATTGAATGCCGCAGGCTTTGCTGCTGGAGCAACTGCTTTCACCGTAAGACGTGTAAATCAGTTTACTCCTGTTGAGCCAAGTTTCTTGTATGTAACAGCTATTTCACAGGCTACCCAAGCACAAGTAACCGTTTCACAAGCTAATTCTGTTTATCTTGGACAGAAATTGGAATTCACAATCCCTGCCTCTTTCGGCATGGTTCAGATGACCAATTTCTACCAGCCGCAAAATTTGCCTGTTGTTGTTACAGCGATTGTCGATCCTTATAACTTCACAGTCAACGTAAACAGCACAACCTTTACGCCGTTTACTTTTCCTGCAAGTGCACTCTCACCAACAGCCCAACTGTTCGCGACCGTAGCTCCTGCTGGTCAGTCAACACAATATAACCCAACCACTGGCATCCAAACTGGATATAACTTCCACCACATTCCTTTTAGGACAGGTCAATTTATTCCTTACATGTACCTGCCTGCGGGTGCTGGATCGCCTGGCGGATCGGCTGCGGATGTGATCGTATGGCAAGCATTCAAGATGGAGACCGGGACCATCAATGCGCCGGTGCCTAGCTAATAGCTTGAGTAGTTATAACTGAAACGGTAACCTCTAACAAAAAGAGGTTACCAATTCATGAAGATATGTTCAAGATGCCAGATAGCAAAAGATGAATCAGGATTCACAAAATCCAAGAACAGAAAAGATGGTTTATCTGTCTACTGCAAGATATGTAAATCATTAGAATCAAAAAAATACAACACTGAAAATCGCGAGAAATGTGCAGAAAAACTTAGAAAATGGAGAGAGAAAAATCCTGAAAAATCTAAGGAATATAGCGAACGCGATAGAGAAAAAAATAAGGATTTAATTTGTGCTAGACGAAAGACCCCTGAAGCAAGAAAAAAGCTTCTTCAAGGAGTTAAAGATTGGAGAGAAAGAAATAAAGAAAAATTTCTTAGCCAACAAAAAGAATATAAAGAAAAAAACAGACTAAAGATCAATGCAAGATTCCGAATAACTAATTCGATTCGCAGAAAAAAATTAATTAGGCCTAACAAATGCAATAATTGTGGGTCTGAAAAAGGGAAAATGGAGGCCCATCATGAAGACTATTCAAAACCTTTGGATGTTCGGTGGCTTTGCTTCATTTGCCACAAACAAATTCATGGAAAATTAAAGGAAATCAAAATGATGAAAAAACCTACCAAATCCAAATTGGGCAAAGAATTTGACAAAAAAGGACCGAAAGATCCTAAGAAAAAACCTATCGGCGATGCGATGAAAGGCATGGAAAGAAAGGGATGCTCAATGGGCATGAAGAAAGGCAAATAAGATGCCTTTAATCAAATCGAAATCCAAGAAAGCAATCGGCGAAAACATCGGTATAGAAGAAAAACATGGCAAGCCGAAAAAACAGGCTGTTGCCATTGCTTTGAATGTAGCGCGAAAAGCCGGAGCAAAGATTCCTAAACCTAAGAGGAAGTAATTGATAAACCAGTATCTGCCCCCAGTCATCACGATCCCAAGCTCACTAATCATCACGGCGATTACTCAATCATCGCCCATGGTTATTACGGTGGCTATAGGGAATCCGGCGTCTGAGGCAAATACTTACATAGTGGGTATGGCGGTACGTCTTAACGTGCCCCAATCCTATCGCATGTATCAGGCTAATGGCCTTGTTGGAACTATAAAGGCAATCAATGGGGACCAGTTCACCCTAAACATAGACTCAACCCAATTTGACGCCTTTGTGGTGCCAAGTGGAAACGTAGAACAACCAGCCAGCATAACTCCTAATGGCTCAAGAAATTTGCAATATAACAACTACAACAATAACAGAGTTCCATTTAAGAACTTAAACAATATAGGTAACTAATGACACAACTTCTAATGGCTACAGCAGCTGGCGAAGAGCATGGCTTGATCAATCGGATAACAAACTCTGTTCCTTTTGATGATTTTAAGAATTTTAAGCCAGAGCACAAGAAAGATCTGGAAGCACAGAAAAAAGAAGATGCAAAGCTGGTAAAGGCTGAGTACATGAACTCGCGCGGTATGCACGAAAGATTGACGAAACCTTACTGTAAATATGCTGGTGACCCGATAGAGATTTGGCACTTCATTCCAGGACATGTCTATAAAGTCCCTCTTGGCCTAGTCAAAGAGGTAAATGATAAGAACAAAGTCATGAAGAAAAGATCTGGCCTTGTAAGCATCGATGGGGAAGCGGTTACAAAAAACGAAGCTCCTCTTACAGCTGACCAAGACGGAAGCTGGTTGCATAAGTTCGTTTCGACAGGGTTCTAGAGGCATTATGAGCACAGTTTTACCAGCAGATTCAACATACTCTTTCATCGAGAAGAAGGTGCGAAGGCTGACAGCATCAGCGGGTGAAGCTGCGCTCAAAAGTCAAGACATCCAAAGGGCAATCAACTTGTTTTATACAAACGATTTTCCCTATGCAATCAAGATCGATCAGCAACGGTCGGTTTACAAATTCTTAACAATCCCTAATGTGGACAGATACCCCGTTGATGTTAATAACATGATGGGCTTTCGAGCGCCTGTCTATTTTGAAGGGATTCAGGGTAATTTATTTAAAAATAGGGACCAGCTTTATAACCTATACCCTCGCTATCCAACCCAATTTCAGCCGATTGGAGGAGATGGAGTTACCACTTCCTTCACATTTACACTTTTTGGAAACAACCAAAACCCTTTCCCACAGCCGAATTTCGGCATCCTAAGTACTCAAGTTGTTATCGGCGGTATAGATATCAATGGCAACCCTATCCGGATAATCGATGATGGTGGTGCTGTTGTGGATGGATTCGGAATAGGAAGCAATACCACAAAAGGACAACTCCTTTTCATTAATCAAAACAATGTGGGCAACAGCGTTTATTTAACTCCGGTAACAAATATTCAACAGCCTGCTATCCCTCCTCTATCCCCTCTTCCGATTCCTTCTCCACCTTTGGCTCTAACGCCTCAATATTGCGGGACCGTTAACTATGTGACTACAGAAATCACAATCAATTTTCCAGTGGCTCCGGCTGCCGGAACGATGATCAATGTTTGGGCCGCAACCTATCAATGTGGTAGACCCTACAACATGCTTTTTTGGAATAACGAGATCACCATCCGACCTGTCCCTGACAACGTTTACTTGTGCGAGATCGAAACTTTTCAAACACCTGCGCAATTCATGCAGACGACTGACAGTCCGATTCTTAACCAGTGGGCGCAATATATATCATACGGAGTTGCTTGTGAGATACTTCGCGAACGTCAAGATATGGAAGGCTTAGAGAATCTTCTAGAAGGATTTAGAAGGCAAGAGGCATTAGTGCTTGAGAGACAATCTATAGAGGAGATTGCACAGCCAAACATCACTCTTTTCAACAGCACAAACTATGGAAATAGTTCATCTGGTGGTTGGGGAATAGGACAAGGATTTTAGTGGTCTCTATATATAGAAAGTTATATCCTTTTGGCAAAAAGGATTCATATGAAAATATGCACAAAATGCCAAGTAGAAAGAACGTTAGAAAATTCCTGGAAAGGGTCGACATACTGTAAAAATTGTTATAACGCGTGGAAGAGAGAAAATAGAAATAAAAACAAAGAGAAAATAGCAGATCAAAGAAAAACCTTATGGAAGAAAGCGAATGGCCGAATTTGTAAAAAATGCGGAGAAATTTTCGTTGGTAAGGGGCGAACTAGAGACTATTGCAATACCAAATGCAAAATTACTCATAACATCCGAATAACTGTAAAAGGATGTTGGGAATGGTGTGGCGATCTACATCCAAATGGATATGGATATACAACACATCATGAAACAAACAAAAAAAAGCATGTACATAGGATTAGTTATGAGATTTTTAAAGGCCAGATTCCTAAAGGATTATACATCTGCCACCATTGCGACAATCCTTCATGCTGTAACCCAGAACACTTATGGGCTGGAACAGCTAAAGAGAACATGCAAGATGCAAAAAGCAAGGGTAGGCTAAAGCATCAGAATGGGATCTTACTCACCTTTAAAAATTGTCGGATTCTCAACAGGTCTTGTCCAGGATAGGGAAGAATTCCTCCTGCCCGATGATGCCTATCCTACGCTGCAAAACGCCTATGTTTGGAGAGAAAGGATACTTCGAAAGAAGGGATACGAGCTTTTAGGAAGGCTACAGAGAAGCGTGACAATATCCGTTGCCCTTACTGCTAACTCAGTCAATTTGATCAGTGCGGTGCCTTTAGAGCCGACAGCTTCAATTGTCCCCGGATCTATAAGCCTAACAGGAAGTGTCGATGGGACCGTCTACACAGACCCATTAAAAAATGGCATTCTGACAGCCACGGGTGGAACTGGCACAGGGGGCACAATCTCCTATGCCACAGGGATCATAACAATTTTTGGTGGTGGCGGGGAAACTTTAGCTGGCACCATTCAATATTACCCAGGCCTACCTGTCATGGGTATTCGTACAAGAGAGCTACAAAATAGCGCGATAGATCAGACACTATTTTTTGATCAGGTGTACTGCTATTTTTACAATCCGAGCACATCTGCATTTCAAGAATTTATCCCAGGAACAACATGGAACGCTTCGGGTGCTCCTGTGACAGGAACCGACTTCTTTTGGTCTACAAACTACTGGTCTTCAGGTCAATCCCCTACTCCTTTTTCCTCACCCAACACAAAACTATTTTGGGTAACAAATAACACTGGTTTCGACGGTGCAACTTCTGACCCAATCAGGATAACAGATGGTGTTAAATGGGTTGCTTTTGATAGCTCGACATGGAATAAAATCGATGCAACTAACTTTTTATTCAATGCCCTATCAATGCTTCCATATAGGGGACGTCTTCTCATGTTCAACACATGGGAAGGAACCACAAAAGCAAACGCTTTAAATTTCTCGAATCGAATTCGATGGTCAACGATTGGGAATCCTTTCATTCCATATGAAGACACACCTACACCAGCAAAAGGATCGTGGAGAGACGATATACGAGGACAAGGAGGTTATCTTGATATACCCACAAATGAGGATATCGTTTCTATTGGTTTTGTACGGGATAATCTGGTTATTTATTGCGAGCGAAGTACCTGGCAGCTCCGATATACTGGGAGATCTATTGCCCCCTTCCAAGTCGAGCGAGTTAATTCGGAATTGGGTGGGGAAGGCCCATTTTCTGCGGTTCAGTTCGACACATCCCTAGTCGGTATCGGAGATAAGGGCATAGTAGAGTGCGATAGTTACCAATCCGAAAGAATCGACATCAAGATTCCCGACTATGTTTTCGACTTCACAGGTCCAACATCTTCAAACAACTCAGCTTTTAGGGTTCATGGAATCAGGGACTTTATAAATCGTTTAGCCTATTGGACAAT